TGCGTACTAGGTTGCCACAGTTAGCACAGGTGGCATCTAAAGCCCACCAGGAGATGTCATAGTCATCGAACTGAGCAAAGACGCTGAAGATGGTACAACCACAGGAACAGGCGTGAACAGGACCTAGAGTACGCAGGTCAGCAGCAGTGATAGGTGGTAGGCTCTGCTTATATTTCAGCAGCCTGAGTAGACGGAACCACATTCTCTGCACGGCTCCCTCCTAAGGTCGGTCGCCTCTCGGCCTTCGGCCTTCGGCACCGCCAGGTGCCGTTTATTCGCCTTCGGCTCATATTGTAATCATCCATCAGAGTGTCGCTTGCGCAACACGCCGTATATCTCCACTACCATAATCCAGTGACCACGCTTATAGGTATCCAATTAGAAGACCGTGCAGTCTTTGCTGCAGATTCCCAAATAACCGAAGACAATCTTCGCACCATTAGTACATCCACGCCCAAGATTATTCACGTGGGTAAGTACCTATTAGGAATCACAGGTGATACTAGACCTGGTGACATCCTTGCCTATAACTGGAAACCGCCCACCTACAAAGGGGCAGACCCGATACAGTGGATGGGTACCAAGATTATGCCGTCGATACTCACGGCATTCAAAGAGAATGGATATGAACCTTATGACGCGACCAAAGAAAAAGAAGCAGGGTTCGACTACCTTGTATCGTTTGATGGCAACCTCTTCCATATTGCGACGGACCTTTCTTTCATCCAATCAGACTCCGCGATTTACGGACTTGGTAGCGGTGGTCAGTTTGCTCTTGGTTATCTTTATGATCGCTTGGGCCGCCTTACTCTCGGCAATATAGAAAGACACGCCGAACGTGCCGTTCAGATTGCGTCGATGCTTGACATCAATTCTTGCCCACCCATACAGTTGGTTACTCAACTAAGGGAGTTATCGTGAAAGAAGATTTCGGTAGGTATAGCATTCATATCAACCGTCATTACCTATCAAACTTTGCTTTAGGTTTTGACTACTACCAACTCTATGCCTATCCTGAAGGTAATCACGAGGCATCAATCTTTCAGTTGAACTTTTTGTTTTTCAACGTTACAATTACTAGGTGGCACAAGTGGATATAAAAGAATTACTTATCAAGTCTTTACACGAACGTGAGAACAAGCGCCCACGTTCTACTCAGGTACAGGTTGGTCCATCAGAACTAGGCGGTTGCCGTCGTAAGGTCTGGTACAAGTTGAACAACCAGCCAGAGACTAATGAGAACGAGATGAAGTTGGCTGCCATTATGGGTACAGCCATTCACGGTGCTATTGAGAAGGCACTAGCAGATAACAAAGATGTTGTTATTGAGCAGACCGTAGAACATAACGGTATGAAAGCACACGTAGATCTCTACATCCCAGGCTCTGGAGATGTAGTTGATTGGAAGACAGTCAAGGCTAAGAACCTTGCCTATTTTCCAAGCCTCCAGCAACGCTGGCAGGTACATACTTACGGATACCTAATAGAACAAAGTGGATTGGGGAAGGTCCACAATGTGCATCTAGTGGCAATACCACGAGACGGTGACGAGCGCGATGTAAAGGTCCACTCTGAGAAGTACGATTCTTCCATCGCGCTTGAAGCCCTCAACTGGTTGGCTGGTGTCAAGGAATCACAGACTCCACCTGAACCAGAAAAGGATGAGAACTACTGCAAGTTCTATTGTAAATACTATGACTCATCTGGTGAGATGGGATGCGTTGGTCTAAAAAAAGAACGTACAAAAACTGAATTACCGTTGATAGAAGATAAGGATGCGTCATCCAAAGCGCTGACATATCTACAACTAGATAACCAAATAAAAGAATTGACTACACAGAAGGATGCGTTGAAAGAAGCGCTGGCTGGAGTAGTCGGTGTCACTGATACAGGGGTTGAGGTTCGCTGGTCCTCTGTTGCTGGTGCCAAGCAAGTAGACAAGGAAACAGTCAAAGAACTTCTTGGCTTTGTTCCTACAATCGAAGGCAAGGAAAGTCTTCGCCTTTCAATCAAACATACTGGAGGTAAGTAATATGGCTGCAAGTGAATCAACAAAGTTCCAGATCAACTATAAGTTGGCGGATGGAACTCTTATCAATCTTTACGCATCAGATGTGCGTGAACTAGAGACAGGTCTGACAGATCTCTCAATGGTATCTGCACTGATTACATCAACTGCTGATTCTTTTCGAGGCTCTGCGCCTGTTGCTGCCGTTCACAATCCTGCACCAGCAGCGCCAGTAGCACCACGACCACAGGTTGTCGAAGGACAGACACCTGAGTGTAAGCACGGTCAGATGCAATTCAGAACTGGCAACGGAGCGAAAGGCCCTTGGAAGGCTTGGATGTGTGCTTCACCTAAAGGCACACCTGACAAGTGCGACGCAATCTGGGTTCGATAAAACAGTGCGTGACCCACGAGAGTACGAAAGTCCTCTCTGTGCGGAAGTCGGTGGCGAATACTGGTATCCAGAAGATTTATCTGGTAACGGAAAATACGAAGGTGTCAATCTCGCTAAAACTATCTGTGGAAACTGTCGTCACCGAACTGAATGCGCTGAATGGGGAATCAACAAAGAACGCTATGGTATGTGGGGAGGACTTACAGCCCATCAGCGTAAACTAATTAGAAGAAGACTAGGGATAGTTCTACCACCAGAGGAGAGGGAGGATAAGAGTGCTTAGGCTTTCACGTGCGTGGCAATCAACGAACGTCAAGGCTACACCTCTACCCAATATCTGGAAGGCATTTGATACATCAGAGATCAAAGTCAGGTTCAGACGTGGACAAGTTTGTATGGTTGCAGCAGCACCCAATGCAGGTAAGTCTATGTTCGCTCTTGTCTATGCCATCAAAGCAAACATCCCAACACTTTTCTTTTCAGCAGATACTGACACCACAACAGTGATGATTAGAACTGCTGCTCATCTGTCAGGTCATTCACAAGTGACAGTTGAAACAAACCTTATGGCTAACCCACGTTACTACAAGGATTACTTAGCAGGAATGAATAACATACAGTGGGTATTCGACTCAAGCCCTTCACTCGATGACATCGAGATGGAGATAAAGGCATATATCGAACTGTATGGAATCGCTCCTGAACTTATAGTGATAGATAACCTAATGAATGTAGCAGCCGAGACAGATAATGAATGGGCTGGACTACGTGCAATTATGATGGAGTTACACGATATGGCACGCAAGACCGAAGCCTGTGTGCTTGTGCTTCATCACGTATCAGAACAGAGTGAGTATGGATCTCCCACGATGCCGCCTCCTCGTCGTGCCATACACGGAAAGGTAAGTCAATTACCTGCCGTCATTCTGACCCTTGGTTACGACCCCTCCCAAGGAATGCTTCGGGTTGCTGCCGTGAAGAATCGGTTTGGTCCCCACTACGCCGACGCTTCACGGTGGGCAACATTATTTACAAACTTTGGTGCGTGTCAGATTGGTGATGCTGACTCGCAAGGCAGGGCATACCTCCACGACAACTTACAGGTGACACGGTGAGTAGTTACAACAAACAAAAGGGATCGAAGTTCGAGACTGATGTGATGAAGTATCTACGCAAACTAGGTCACTTTGCTGAAAGACTTGCCAAGGCTGGGGCCAATGATGAAGGTGACATCGTTACCATAATCGCAGGTCAGACCTATATTCTGGAGTGTAAGAACCGCAAGTCAATGAATCTTCCTGCCTTCTGGGACGAAGCACAGGTAGAAGCAAAGAACTATGCGAAGGCACGGGGGATGGTTGCGACTCCTCCTGCCTTCGTTATAGTCAAACGCAGACAACACGGAATTGAGAAGGCTTGGGTAATCCAAGACCTAGACCAATGGCTAACAGAAAGGACAAGCAATGCCAGTGCCACAAGGACAGATAACAACTAGCGCAATCTGGAATCCTCCACTAGAGGATGTTCAACTACCAGAAGAACCAACTGAGGTAGAAGAAAAAGAACAAGAGGTAGAAGAATGATTTGTGATGACTGTAAGGTAGGTGCAGCGTTCAATACGCAGAGCAACTACGACAAGTCTGAAGAACTACACGATCTATGTAAAGGAGATTGCGGATGCCAGCACAAGACTGGTCCAGGGTGGTTCGTCCGAAAAGGGGCAAAGGCTCCGTTGATGCAGACTCAATCCCCGTAGCAGTCATCGTTTCTTATTATGGTGGGGAAGTAAGAGAAGGCAAGAGCGCTAGTGTCAAGTGTTGTATTCACGATGACTCTAGGCGTAGCGCAGTAATGAATACGTACGACAATCTGTATTGGTGTCATACGTGTGGCAAGGGTGGCAACTCTGTCAATGTGGTGATGGAGAAGGAGAATCTGGAGTTCAAGGATGCAGTCAAACGAGCAGTCGAAATTGTTACTGGAAGCGGTCACACGTTACAGTCAAAACATAGACGAGGCAACGCTAAGGTATCTCGAAGGACGTGGAGTATCTAAGCAGGTAGCCGAGCAGTTTATGCTTGGCACAGTAGTTGATCCTGCTGCTGGTCACGACCAGTGTGAGGGTTGGTTATCCATTCCCTACATCACGGCTTTGGGGATAGCAACCAGTGTAAAGTTTAGAAGAATAGATGATGGCAAGCCTAAGTATGGGCAACCCACAGGACAGAAGTTACACCTGTATAACGTCAGTGATGTAACTATTGACTCATCTCATATCGTGGTATGCGAAGGTGAGTTGGATTGTGTGATCGTCTCAGGAGTTCTAGGTATCCCAGCAGTGGGAGTTCCTGGTGTTGCTGCGTGGAAACCACACTATGCCAAGTTACTTACTGGCTTTGATACTGTCTATGTAGTAGGCGATAACGATGTGAAAGAAGATGGAAGTAATCCAGGAGCAGAGTTCTCTAAGCGCGTTGCGTCCGAGGTTGTGAACTCTGTGATAGTAAACTTACCTTTAGGTATGGACATCAATGAGATGTACCTACAACGTGGTCCAGAAGAACTAGCAAATCTATTAGGAGGAGTGAAGTGAGTGAACAAGAACCAGTCTCTCCAAGAGGCAGCAAAATTATTGATGGATATGGGGATGATAATACTTTCGATAGACTACAAGGCTGGGACGATAACCTGTCAGCCGATGCCCGTAAGAAAATAAATGACGAGTTCATCAGAGATGTCTGGCGAATACTTGATACCGCAGGAAATCTGCTCATCCGCAAGCATCACGATTACGGCCCGAAGAACATCGCTCACTCTCCAGGTGGCCCACTCAACGGACTCCGCGTGCGTATGTGGGACAAAGTGGCTCGCATCAATAACCTCATTGATAGCGACGTATCTCCCAGCAACGAAAGCCTCAGAGATTCCTTCTTAGATCTGCTCAACTATTCTGCTATCGCAATGATGGTACTAGACAAGACTTGGCCTGAGTTACCTAATGACTGAGAAGTATTCTTGGTACAAGGCTGACCAACGCCGTAAAGAAATTGCTAGAAAGAAACGTGAAAAGGCTGACCGATACGTAGAAGAGATGAATAAGAGAGCCAATGACCAATCAACTACATCCAACCCTTGATGATCTAGTTCCTTCGGTGGTTGCTAGTATCCACCGCAGGTTCAGAGCGCACACAGAGAAGGCTGACTTGTTACAAGAGGCGTGGGCTTTTGTTCTCTCACGCGCTGACCACTTCAACCAGATGCTCTCTGATGAGTCTGAGGTTCAGCGTAAATGGAACGAGAAGAAGGTAGCGTGGCAGATACGCAGACACCTAGAGCGTTATGCTCGTAAGGAGAAGGCCGCTAGGTCTGGCTATCATCTCAACGATGAGGCGTACTATGACACAGTTACTATCTCTCAACTACTACCCTTTGTTATCAAGAGTGCTATCAACAATACTTCACTAGAACAAAGCCAAATCCTTGTCAATGATGGCACACCTCGTAAGCCCTCTGCCCCTGCTGAAGGTGGCAACCTATTGGCTACGCTGGTAGATATCAAGAAAGCCTATGAGAAATTAGAGAAGGCAGACCAAGAGATACTTCGCCTTCGATTCCACGACAACCTCACTCTTCAACTCATCTCTGAGTACTTAGAGTGTGCTATCTCTACTGCTGATCGTAAGTGCAACCAAGCACTACGCAAATTACAAAACCATATAGGAGGCGAAAGCCCTTGGCAATAGTCATACAACTTTCCCAAGCAGAGGTGAGAGTTTGTACTCTCGTCGCTGTTGAACGTTGGCTAGTCAAGTTCGGGTCTGAAGATAGACCAAACTACGCTGCTGGTAAAAGGTTCGGTAAGTTAGAACCTGAGATCCTCGCCAATATCAGAGCGAACGTAGCAGAGTGGGCAGTCGCTCGCCACTACAACCTCGCTTGGAATATGCCTTGGTATCCTAATGAATTACACAAGGCTCGTAAGAATATCTCTGACGTGGGTGACCTTGAGGTACGCACTATCAGAACGCAGAGTGCTATCCCATTCTGGAAGAAGGATGCTGGACGCACAGTTGTAGGTGCGAAGGTGCTTGATGATGAGTACTTCTCACTCGTTGAAATCTATGGCAAGTTTCAGGCTGACGAATATATGATAGAGCAGTTTGCCGATCCTTCTATTGACGGCTGGCGCGTACCTGTGGAGTTACTAGAAGTATGAAGTACGAATACGAATGTCCTGCCTGTGGTAACGTCATCCTCATTCTCAGATCCATTCACGATGTTGAAGTGGAGTATGACTGTCCTAAGTGTGGATCAACTGTCAATAGAAAGTATGAAGCCCCTGCCATATCTTTCAAGGGCAAGGGCTTCTATACTACTGACTCGAAAGGATAAGGAACGAGTTAGTAGTTCTCTATCTTAGTAGTGTTTGTGCTTGAGAGCAAACCTGTAAGCCTTACAAGGTGTTCCATAACGCTCACCAATGTAACGTAAGCCTCGCAGTATTTGGAGTTCAGGCTCTCGACTTCTCTCTCCAAGGAGTTGAGCAATTCCGAAAGCACTTGATCGTGGGTTCTGTGCGAAGTGGTCAAACCTGCTCTCACGGGTCCAAAGATCGTGGAGGCAGAGCCACTCTCGTCCTCTCCAACCAAACGCAACCCACGCGAATTGCTTTGCCAGTTTTCTGTTCTCATTCTTCTCCTCCCACGTTGCCTTCGTCCTGCTCATCTCTGTTGGTTTGCGTGGGTCTAGGTGGTAGGTCTTGTCTGTGTGTAGAAAGAGAAACACTAGAGTCATTAGCGGTAGTGCCAGCAATATCCAGCCACGCCTTTCCATTAGCCTCATCTTTAGCCTTCTCCTGTTCCAGAAACTCTCTGTATTG